TTAAGACAAAATTATGCTGAAGATAAATCTTATGTTACTAGATTAAAAGCATTGATTAAAAAGAATAATTTAAAAGCTAAATTCAATGGATAAGCAAGAACAAAAACAAACTCTAATCGATATGATGAAATCAGATGAAGAGTTAGGCTTATATGATGATATAGAGATTAACAGGATAGAATTAGTATGTAAAGATTGTAGTGATTCATTAGAAGATTGTACTTGTATAAAATCTACTGTTGACTTTCCTAACCAAGAAATTAAACTGGAAGAAGTATTCAATGATGATAAAAAAGAGAATATTAAAAAGTTTATTGATGAAATACAAAATCCATCTGAACCAAATCAAGCACTTAAAGATGCCGCTGAAAGGTATATAGCAGGAGATAATTATAATAGGTACTATGATGATTTTCCTAAACAAGAAACACTTGAAGAAGCTGCTGAAAGAATAATTTCTGATATGGGATGGATTTGGGAAAACACAGAATCCTCAGCAAGAATGGTTGCAAGACACTGTGCTAAATGGCAACAAGAAAGAAGTTATAGTGAGGAAGATGTAAAAAATGCATTCCTTGATGGTTGGCAATTAAGGGATGGAGATTTACCTTTTACTAAAGCAAAAAATAAATGGTTTGAACAATTTAAAAAGAAATAAGATGGAAGACTTTTTTGAAGAATTAGAAAACAGACCAAGACCAAACATATTCAGAAGAATAACACTTTGGTGGAGATTTGATGGACGATACTATCATAAGTATTTCAAACAAGGAATAAAGAATTTATGGTATTGGTTTCCAATTATCTGGAAAGATAGAAATTGGGATGACCATTACATCTTTGAAGTACTAAAACATAAACTAAAAGCTCAAGCCAAATACATTGGTGATAGAGATTTTCATACTCGAGCACAGCTTGATGCTAAGAGAATGAGACTTTGTGTTAAGCTAATTGAAAAAGTTCAAGATGAATCCTATCAAATGGAGTATATGGATTATTTAAAAGACAGACATTGGTTCACAGATTGTGAAGACAGACCAGGATCTTCTTTATGGAATTCAGAAGAGGTATGGGAAAAGTATGATGAGTTGTTTAAGAAGTACAAACTAATATACCGAAAAGTGTTAAAAGGAGAAGGCCCATTTACTCTAGACGGAAGAGATGAGGCTGATATAAAGAGGATCATTGCTATGAATATTTGCCATATCAACCAAAAACGTGCTCAAGATTTACTATTCAAAATAATGAATGAGAATATAAATGGCTGGTGGGATTGAAAAATTTTAAATATTTTCTGTAGTTTTTATAATTCTGTGATATTTATATTAAATAAGAGTACTGGTACTACTCAATAAAGATATTACGGAGATTTTAAAAAGACACCAAGTACCAGTTGGCTATTTTTAATTTCTCCTTTTTTTATTTAATATGATAGGAATTTATAAAATTACAAATCCAAAAGGAAAAGTATACATCGGACAGGCTTATCACTTAGAAGAAAGAAGAGAAGAATACCGTAGACTAGAGTGCAAAGGTCAACCAAAAATTTATAACTCACTAGTAAAATATGGTTTCTCTGAACATATCTTTGAGATTATAGAACAATGTACTATTAAGGAATTAAACACTCGTGAGAGATATTGGCAGGACTATTATAACGTAATATCTGAAAATGGATTAAACTGCATACTTCAAAACACATTAGAAAAGCCTAAGAAGTACTCACAAGAAACTACTCAAAAAATGTCTGCAAGTATGAAGGATTTTATTAGAAGCGATAGAGGACAGGAGATTACAAAAAATGCAACAATTAAAAGAAAACATTTTTGGACAACAGAAGAAGGGTTAAAAAGAAAAGTAGAAATGATTTCTAAGTTTGATTATGTAGATAGAAATACTAAGATTGATTTTGAAAAAAGAACAGCTAATACTGATTATCAAGCAAGAAATAATAAAATAGATTGGAAAGCTCTGCAGGCAAAAAGAGTAAAAACCATGGATTGGGAAGCTAAAGCTAAAAAGTGTATGAAACCTATTTTACAATTTAATAAAGACAACACATTTATTAGAGAATGGAATTCGGTTAAAGAAGCAGGAGAGACTTTACTAATAGATAGAAGTAACATTTCAGGTTGCTGCAGAGGTAAGCAAAAAACTGCTGGAGGATTTATTTGGAAATACAAAAATAATTAAAATAAATTTGGTAGATTGAAATATTTTTCGTATATTTAAGTATAATTAAAAAATAAAAGAAGAACAATTTAAAAACAAATAAAAATATGTATAAAGAAGAAAAAATTATTAATGGAATTTTACATTACAGAACAAGTCCTAATGCAGAGTTTAAACCCTATACATTAGAAAACCTTACTGGCATAGTTGGAATGTTAAAAGAAGAAATGCAGAAGCAAGAACAAGGAAACATTGAGGGTAAAGACCCTATAACTATTAATTTTACTAATCCAAAAGGAGGAGCAATTCCAAAAATAGGAACAAAAGAATTTAATGATTCATTAATGGAAATGTTTGGGGGAAAATCTAAACAACAAACAGCAGTAGAATGGTTAGAAGAGCAATTAAATAAAAATAATGAAATATTATTTATTTCAGATGATTTATTAGAACAAGCCAAAGAAATGGAAAAGCAACAACAAGGTTATAGTGAGGAAGAAGTAATTGAACTATTACAAAAAGCTCTTACACATAAAGATGATGGAGAAATAGGTAATTTAGTTACAGCACAAGGACAAATAAGAACAGCTAACTTTTTTAGTTGGTTTAACAAATTTAAAAAAAAATAATTAACAAAAGGCTTGCTTCGGTAAGCTTTTTTTCGTATATTTAGATATAATTAAAACAGAAATAATATGTGGAAAGTTTATGTATTAATGGCTATAGTAGTTATCATACTATCTATTTACTGGGTTAAAGGTATTACAGATATGCATGAAGAGCATCCTGACTATAAAGGAGAAGATCTGTTTGGTGATGGATTTAATTTTGATGATAAAAAAGAAGAAAAGAAAGATGAATAAAAAAAGAATATATTTAGACGATGTAAGAACACCTATTGATCCAGATTGGACTGTTGTTCGTTCTTACGATGAGTTTGTAACTAAAGTAACTGAGGTTGGATTGGAAAACATAGACGTAATCTCTCTAGATCACGATTTAGGAGATACAGCAATGGCCGAGTGGCATAAAAATGTATACCACAATTATACTTTAAACTATGATAACATTACGGAAAAGACTGGAATGGATTGCACTAAATGGTTGGTTAATCAATGGCTGGATGGAGCTCCTGTTGTTGATGTTGTAATACATTCTGCAAATGCAGTTGGTAGTGCAAATATGATGGGGTACATAAACAACTACAGACACATTCATAGATTACCTCAAAATTGTGTAAGAGTACAAATAGAACATACAGTATAAAGATGATACATAAAATAACATATTTTTTAATGGGATTTGACTTCCTAAGAGCATACAACTCTCCATTCAAAGCACCAAAATTAAAATGGTATTGCGGGAAAATTGCTTTAGGTGTACCTTACTTCTTTCCTAGAAAATGGGTAAAAGCAACACCAGAAAGAGCTCATCAAGCTACTTTAGATTGTATAAAAAGCACTGAAGAGTTTAACAAACGTAATCCTGAATATACTCGTAGGGTTTTATCTTATGATGAAATATTTGCAAATAAAATGAAAAGCTCATATGCTGTTCCTAAAAAGATAGGATTTGATTTTCTACCATTAGGATGGAAGACTAAATGGGATTCATATAGATATGAATGGAGTCCAATGATTTCTTTTGTATTCTTTAAATGGCAAATAGCTGTAACATTTGTAGCACCACATGCAGATCAATATTGGGAAAGCTGGTTGTACTATACAAGAGAAACAGATAAATCAGATTGCATATCAAACAGACTTGCTCAATGTAAAAAAGAAGCTCCATGTACTTGGACTAGTCATAGTGAGGGTAAAAAAGAAACAACAGATTATTACAATTTAATTTTAAAAAAGAAATGGCTATGATAGGAGGAGCACAACCAAAAGTATTACTATCTCAAGCAGAGGATGGTACTTTACATT